CCGCCGCCGCAATTCAAAATAATACCCCTAATCAGTTGATGTTGATGGGACTATAAATGGCTGAGCCGTATGTACCCATTGCCGACCTTACAACTTACAATACTCTTTTAACGACTCTTGAAGTTACAACTAACGCGGCGAGTGCTAATGCTACTGCTTTAGCGGCGGCGGAAGCCTCGGCTCTTGCTTCAAAAACTGCGGCGCAGACCTTACTTAATTCTAATACCAGTTTCTTATTTTTAGTTGGTGCATAATGGCACTACCAACAAATTTAAGCACAATAACCATAACTGGTTCCTATGTTGATTATTCGGGGACGGCTATATCAGGTCAGATTACTTTTACCCTTGGTGATGTTTTGCGTTCAGGCATTGATAATGTAATGGTTGCCCCATCTACCGTAGTTGTTCCTTTGGTTGCAGGTGCTTTTTCAGTAACACTACCAGCCACCAATGACCCCGATATAATTCCAAACCCCTATACATATACAGTTGTTGAGTCTTTTGTTGGAGGAAGAACTTACACAATTAGTGTTCCGTATAACGGAGGCTCTTTGGATTTAGCAGATATAAGCCCACTTCCAACTATTGCAACTACTTATGTTCAGTTAGTAGACGAAACAAGTTGGACATCTTTAGAAACTCTTATAGATGCTCTTGATACAAATATCGACCAAGCAACCTCAACAATACCCGCATCAGGTAAATACTGGTACATACCATCTTTTTATGCTACCTATACAGCCGTTGATACTGCTTTTTCTACATATACCGCTTTAACATCAGCAACTTATTCTCTTGAGTTTTCTGATATTTCTGCATTTGTGACAACCGCTCAAGCATCGGCTAGTTCTGCAACAGCCAGCCTAGCAACAGCCACCGCAAACGCATCCGCTACAATAAACCCATTACTTTTAATAGGAGGATAAATGGCAACAGCATATAAGGTGCTTGCGCAACAAGCGACAACCACATCTCTAGCGAGTATGTACACAGTACCCGCCGCAACTGAGACTATCATTTCAAGCATCGTAGTAGCCAATACAAGCGCCACCGATAGAACTTATAGAATTACAGTTCAACCAAATAACGCTACTTTGGCGCAAAAACACTATATTGCCTATGATGTTACAAGCAAGGCGAACACAACTACCGCCTACACTCTAGGAATTACGCTAGATGCCACAGACCAAATTTATATTTTAGGCTCAACAACTGACCTTTCTATTTCTCTATTCGGAAGTGAGATAGCGTAATATGGCAATAACCACCAATGGCGCGGCGGGAAGCGCACTTGCAGTATCAGCCGATTTAGCGGCAACAATTTCTGATGAGTCGGGAACTGGCGTAGTTGTATTCAACACTTTGCCTACTTTTGGCACTACTGGTGTAAAACTTTCAGGTTCAACCTCGGGAACTACAACAGTTGTTTCAGGTGCAACCGCAGGTGCTTCAGTTCTGACTCTCCCAGTTGCTACCGATACTTTAGTTGGTAAAGCAACCACAGATACCCTTACTAATAAGACCCTAACAAGTCCAGTATTAGGTGGAACAACTACTACTGCTTCAGGCAACCTAGCAGTTCTACCCGCAACATACATTCTTGAAGTACAAGGTGGTGCCTCAACAGAGGGAATGATTCAACTCAATTGCGCCGTAAATAGCCACGGACAAAAGATTAGAAGCCAAACCCACGCTCAAGCGGCAAGCAATACTTTGCTACTTCCAGGCGGTACAACTATTGGTAACGCTGATGCAGTTCTTGTATCAAATACAGGAACGCAGACTCTAACTAACAAGACGCTTACAAGTGCCGTTCTTACAGGAACTCTTACCGCCAATGGTAGTGTTGGAACTAACGGACAAGTTTTAACCTCTACTGGCTCAGGAGTTGAGTACACGACACTATCCGCAGGAACAACAGCCAACGACCAAGCCTTCGCCTTCGCGGTGCAGGTATTCGCATAAGGAGAAAATAAATGGCAACAACAGTATCAAGAATCCCTTTATCGGGTTCAACTCATGGTCGTGGAATCAAGATTGCGGCAACTGCAACTGCTGGAACTCTAGTTCACACAGCCACAACTTCTGCAACAGATTGTGATGTAATTACTCTCTATGCTCATAACTCATCAGGCTCAGCCGTAAACTTGACTATTGAGTTCGGTGGAGTATCAAGTCCTGATGACCTAATTGTTTTGTCTATTCCAGCACAATCAGGACTGACCCTTATTTTGCCCGATTTAGTTATCCGTAATACTTTAGTTGTAAGAGCCTTCGCTGGAACAACAAATGTTGTCATGGTTCAAGGATTCGTAAACCGCGTAACTACTGTCTAAGAAGGAGTCAGCGTGTCCTTAGCGACCAGACTATTATCGGCTAACCCAGGAGCGCAAGTTTCATCTGCGCTTACTGGGGCTTTGACGACCCCAAGCGCTAAGGCTAGTTTTATGCCTACAGGCTTTTTTGCTATCGCTAGTACAAGCCTTACTACAACTTCTACTACTATTGTGTTTAGCGATATACCTCAAACTTTTACACATTTGCAGATTAGGTCATCAACGCGTATGAGCCGTGCAGATTCATCAGATGGTGTAGATATACGATTCAATGGAGCAGTCACGGGTTACTCAACTAGCCTTATGAGAGGTGACGGAACAAATAAAAGTTCCTCTGCCTCTGGCTCTGCTACTTCTATTATGGTAAATAGCGATAATGCCGCCGCAAATGCACAGGCTTCTTTAGTAAGTGGTTTTATTGTGGATATTGCAAATTATAAAAATACAAGTATATTCAAAACAATAAAATCTTATGGAGGTCGTAATAACAATACAGGCACAGATAAAGGTGTTTGTTTTGCGGGTGGGTGCTATCAATCAACATCGGCTATTACCAGTCTAACTTTACTTCCTACTTACGGTGCAACTTTTGCCGCTAATACAATGGTTTCTTTATATGGGTGGAGATAAATGGTAACAACGACCCCCGCTGGAACTTATACACAAGCGCAAACATATACACAGTTATCTACTAAAACTTTGACCGCCGCCGCCGCTTCTGTAGTCTTTTCTTCTATTCCAGCCACATACACGGATTTAGTTTTAGAAATGTGGGCTAGGTCTAATACTGGAACTCCGTATGGAAATATGTATATCAATGGAGATACAACTTCAACAGGTTGTCAAGTTACCCTATTTGCTAATTCAGCAAACGCATCGGGCGGTACTGCATCTAATGATAGTTCTTCTCTTGTTTACATTGGACAAAATAGTTATATGGATGCGACAAATCCTGTAAGAACTCAAATAAATATATTCAATTATTCAAGAACATCAATGCACAAAAATATATTTGTTAGAATGGGTAATGTTGCAGAAATTGAAATTCAATCTGCTACTTGGCGCTCCACCGCCGCAATAAATCAACTTGATGTTCGCCCAAGTGGTAACTCTTGGGGCATAGGCTCCGTGTTCTCACTTTATGGAATTAAGGCGGCGGTCTAAGTGGCTAATACTTACGAACTTATTTCTTCTTCTGCCCTTACCGCAGACACCGCCACGATAGTAATTAGTTCTATTCCTGCTACTTATGATGACCTAAGAATTTTTTTGACTGCAAGAAGCGTGATTGGTAATGGCGCAGTTCAAGAAAATGTATCTGTTCAGTTCAACGCTTCTTCTGCAAATTTTACGAGCCGTAGGTTCTACGGTGATGGCGCAACCTTGACATCAGATGCTCCGTCAGGCAATATCAATACTTCAATTATACCCGCATCGGGGGCTACGGCTAGTGTGTTTGGGCAATTAGAAATGATTGTTATGCAATACGCTAATACAACTTACAATAAATCTTTTTTGATTGACTCTATTGCTGAAACAAATGGCTCAACCAAATACTCGACAATGTATCACGGTTTATGGTCACAAACAAGTGCCATTACAAGTATTACATTTACTTTACCAACAGGTGTTTTTGCTACACACTCAACTGTTTCTGTCTACGGAATCAGTAAAGGCTCCGATGGCGTAACTGCTGTCGCATAGGAAAGGAAAATCATGTCCGAAGTTCTAACTAAAACAATCATAGATTGCACAAGCAATACTGTAGAAATTGTGCCACTCACAGCAGAAGAAATAGCACAACGCGAAGCAGAGCAAGCAATAAATTTAGCAATGGAGGCAGAGCGTGTGGCACAGGCGCAAGCCCTTGCCATACTCAAAGCAAGTGCTAAGGCTAAACTTATCGCTGGCACACCACTAACAGCAGAAGAAGCAGACACACTAATTATCTAGTTTAACCGTAGTAAGAAAGGCAGGAGATGTCACCACATCTAGGAAACCAACGGATAATGATTCCGTCAGCCCAAGTCAGTTCGCTGACTACGGGTACTGTTACCCTGCCTTCTGCTAAAGGTGCGTTTGTCACATCTCCACCATTAGTTGTTTTGGCTATTGCTGGTGGCGGTGGTGGTGGGGCTTTTTACGGTGGCGGTGGTGGTGCGGGTGGTGTTGTTGATTACGCATCTGCAACTTACACAAGGTCGGTAACTGTAACTGTGGGTTCTGGCGGTGCTGGTTCAACAACTGCGGGGGTTGTTGGAAGTAACGGACTAAACTCTCAATGGGCTTCAACAACTGCGGGGGTTGGCGGGGGCGGTGGCGGTTCCTATAACGGTGTTACAGGAATAGCAGGTGGTTCAGGTGGTGGTAATCCAAGTGGTGATACTACTACAACAAATACTGGAGTAAGTGGACAAGGTTTTGCAGGTGGGCGAAATGGAACTGCGCAAGTACCATACGGCGGTCAAGGCGGTGGAGGTGCTGGAGCCATTGGTACAGGGCAAGCAGGTGGCGGTGGTGCTGGTGGTATTGGAATAAACACAAAAACAAATTGGGGTGCTTTATCAACTGTACTGACTCAACTTTCTTTTGGTAGCGGTGGCTATATCGGTGGCGGAGGAGGCGGAGGAACTCAAGGCGGTACGGCTGGCGGTGGTGGTACGGGTGGTGGCGGTGCTGGTTCTTCAACTGGTAGTGCTGGTGGCAACGCAACAATAAAAACTGGTGGCGGTGGAGGAGCGGCGGGAACTTCCGCTAATGCGGGTAACGGCTCAGGTGGTTTTGTAATTATCACATACGCTGACTCTTATCCTGCCCCAACTTCTACAACTGGAACAGTTGTAAGTGCCACTACTGGTGGGTACAGATATTATGGTTGGACAACAACTGGAACGGCGGTTTGGTAATGGGAAATTTTGCTTGTATTGACGAGAATAATAAAGTAATCAATGTTCTTGTGGTTCACGATGAATGTGATACCGATGAAAAAGGTCAAGACTTTTTAGTAAATGTTTGTGGGCTTGCGGGTGTGTGGAAGAAAACTTCTTACAACACATCACAGGGCGTTCACGCGCTTGGAGGAGTACCGCTTAGGAAAAACTATGCTGGTCTTGGAATGATTTATGATGAAACCCGCGATGCTTTTTACATCGAAAAACCCTTTGGCTCATGGACTCTAAACGAAGATACCTGTGTGTGGGAAGCGCCAACACCTATGCCAGTTGATGAACATATTTACACATGGGATGAAAACACCTTAGAATGGGTTCAAATAATCTAGGGGGAGTCCGTGTCTGTACAGAAAATACAATTTATAGCAAGTAGTCGCCATGTTGCAGAAGTAAGAGAAAGACCAAAACCAGCATATTCGCTCATACCTGACTGGTATAAAAATATGCCTATTTTTTCCACAGGTGACAAATTAGACCTTGCCCCATATCCAACGGTTACAGGAAAAAGATGTATCCCGATGTTAGATGGAATTACGGCTGGGTACATTGTTACATTATGGGCAGATATTCTTGTAAAAAATGTAAACGGTTTTATGGAAACTAGATGGACTACTGATGAGCCAGTTTTAGAAAGTTGGGGATTAGAACAAAGTTCAACCTACAAAGTTCCTGATGGTTTTGCTTTGCCCGTATTCAAGTATCTACATGGTTGGATACCTAAAACCCCCGCTGGATATTCATGCTACATAACACACCCAGTAGGGTATCCAAATCTGCCAATCCGCACCATAACTGGAATTATTGACACCGATAAACTTGAGTCTCCCGCAAACTCTCCTTTTGTAATAAGAGAAGATTTCGAAGGCATCATAGAAAAGGGAACACCGATGTTTCAAATAATCCCATTCAAGAGAGACGAGTGGGAAGCAGAATACTTGGAGCAATCTACAGAGGACACAATTTTGGCAAGGGAAAGACTAAATACAACTATATGGTCATCATACGGAAGAAACCTACGCACTAAGAAATCGTACAAATAAAAAGTTACTATCATTCAAATCCCAAGAGGGTATACTTTATGGGTATAATCTACCGAAAGGCATAAAATGGCAGGTACAACAACTAAGGGTCTACGCTATCCAACAGCGGGAGACAACCCTGCCGTTCATACAGACTTTCTCAACCTAGCCACCGATGTTGATACTGAGTTAGATGATTATGTTTTAGAAAGTGGTGGCGTATTTACAGCCAACCCAACGGTTCCAACTGGAATCATCTTTGAAGGTGCTACCGCAGATGCCTTTGAGACTACGCTTTCAGTTACAGACCCAACAGCAGATAGAACTATTATTTTGCCAGATACCTCAGGCACGGTTGCTCTTACTTCAGATATTGTTCCTTCAACTGTAAATGAGAATCACGCTAGAGTAACCGTCTTTATGCTTGGTGGAATGTAATGACTTTTACCTATTCAAGCGACCCTTCTACTTCGACTCGTAACAAAGTCAGGTTTCTTATCAACGATGTTGATTCTGCCGATGCTCTTTTTAATGACGCTGAGTTGGATTATTTGATTGCCGAGTGGGTAGATGTATATGAAACTTGTCGTGCGGCGTGTGAAACTCTTGCCGCTCGTTTCAACCGTTTAGCGGACTCAACTTCAAAAAGCGTAGGAGACATTTCGGTATCTGAGTCCTATTCCGCTAAATCACAACAATATCAAGACCTCGCCAATAATTTCCTTGAGCGCCGTATGCGCAAAACTCCTCCTCGTCCATTCGCTAACGCGCAAGCGCTAAAATCTACAAATGACAGACTTGTTGAAGATTACAATACCGATGCCTATGCTGGAATTCACGACAATCCTAACAATGTCTATGACCGCCGTATAGTTGAATAGGGGTAGCCAATGGATGCTATCTATACAAAAGTAGCGGAGTTCTTTACCGACTCTGTTGTTTTTACTGCCAAAACCTCTGTTGATAAATATAACAAACCTACCTTTAGTGGAGACACAACCGTTACTGGTCGCTTGATTAACGAAACAACAAAATCTAAAGATGTTCAAGGTCAAGAAGTTGTTGATGCTGGAAGATTTATTACTAATGGTCCTGCCGCAACAATTACGGTTGGTCATAAAATGGTCGTCGGGGCGGACACCTTTACAATAAATGCAATAGACAACATCTCTGACGAAAACGGAGCGCATCACACCGTCATTAGATTTGGGCGGTAGATATGGCAAAGTCGTCTTTTACATTCGACTTATTTGGCGATAAAGAGTTGATTTATGCTCTTGAGGCTGGAGCAGAAGATAGCCCCCAAGCAATAGCCCAAGCAATTTTTGAAGAAGCCAATGTTATTTTTGCTAAGTCACAAGTCCTTGTCCCAGTAGATACGGGAGTTCTTCGAGGTTCAGGTGGAGTCTCTTCTCCACAAATGGGAAACACAGGCTATTTTGTAGATATTTTCTATGGCGGTCCCGCCGCTTCTTATGCTCTTTATGTCCATGAGATTATAGGCAACTATCACAATCCACCGACTCAGGCTAAATACCTTGAGCAACCAGTCATGGAAGCAATGGCTACAATCCAAGAAAACATAAGGGGTAGAATTATCGACATCATAAAGAAAGGGCATAAGAACTAATGGCAACTATTCTTGAATCAGTAGGTGACTACTTAGTTACTAATAGCCAAGGAACTCTAGGAACTAGCATATTTTTGGCGACCCTTC